ATCTTGAGAAACAATTAGCCACCGCAAGTAGCCAGGCAGCAAGAGATAACATCACAGCACAGATCGCATTAGAAAAGCAACGTGCTGATCAAGCAATCGCTGACAAACAGCGTGAAGTTGAGCAAAAGAGATTATTAGATGAGAGTTATACTGCAGGTGTCATCAGATCATTGAGTCAGATAGCAGAACAGTTCAAGCCTATCAACATGGCACAACAAGCCATCACTGATACATGGGGCAAGATTGGAAGTGCAGTAGATCAATTCGTACAAACAGGCAAGTTCAAGTTCAGTGATTTTGCTAAGTCAGTGTTACGTGATCTTGCTGCCATGATCATCAAGGCACAAATATTTGCTGCCATACAAGCAACACTAGGATTGTTTGGATTCAAGATACCAGGTCTTGCTAGTGGTGGTCCAGCACAAGCAGGTCAACCATATATTGTTGGTGAGAAGGGTCCTGAACTATTCGTACCAAAGAATGCAGGCACTGTGATACCTAACAATAAGTTGGGAGACATGGCAAATGCGACTGGTACTGGCGCAGTCAATGCACCTATCACTAACAATTATATCACTAACAACATTAGCGCATTAGATAGTAAGAGCGTTGCACAAATGTTTGCTGAGAATCGCAAGATATTGCTTGGCACAGTGCAAATGGCTCAACGTGAATTACCAACTTAACAAATAAAGGAAATGAACAAATGAAATTACCAGAAACAAAGATCACAGTGGCAGGCACATTGAACGTGTTTAGTCTCGCGGCTATATCATTCACATGGGCACATTTTTTGAATTTAATATCATTATGGTTTTTGCCAGTCACGATCATCTGCTACATGATTGGTTATGGAAGCGAGATCAAGCGTGATGTTGAGCAAACAACTTTAGGAAAAAAAGATGGCTGGTTTACAAACAATCATTAACAATGCTGATAGCCTATTGATAGATCGTAGAAAAGTCGTAGGCATACAGTTCACAAGAAACGAAGTTCCTAGAACTAGTGCTACGCCAACATATCAACCATGGCGTTTCACATTAACAGTGCCTAGCAAATTTCGTTATAATCAAGTACGCAGTCTATTAGAAGCATTAGACACTATAGACAGAAACGTGCCTGAGGTAATAACATTTGGCGATAATCCATGTTTAAGTTGGATATTCGCATATCAAGGCACTATGAGTCAGACAATGATCAACAATATCACTGTCACTAGTTTCAATGGCAGCAGTTTAGTGTTAGGTAATCTTCCAGTAGTACCAAGCACTAGAGTGTTGTTCGAACCTAACGATCTTATACAGATAGGCAATCACACATTCCCATTCACTAGTCAAACAAGAGTGACTAGAGGTACTGGATCAACAGTGACAGTCACGACTAATAGACCCAACATCATCACAGGCAGTGTTGCAGGTGACAATATCACAGTTGGTAACAGTTGTGAGTTTTACATGTTCTGTCCAAACATGCCTACATACAAATTGATACCAGGTGGTTACAGCAGAATAAACAATGTGACAACTAACAATGCTTTGATTGAATTTTCTAGCGCATTCGACTTGTACGAATGGGTAGCGACTGCTTAAGGATAACATATGGCACAGAATATACCTGAAGTACAGAACACTGGTTCGATCAACAGCGCAGAGTTTGTCAAACTCACAGTGTTCAATGATTATGCCAATACTGCCAACGTCAATGTCTATACATTCAGTAGCGCATATAAATCAGAAACAATCGATGGCAATGTATATTTACCATTAGGTGGATTGTTAAGTGTTGGCGCACAGAATCGTGATCTTAGAGTGACAAGCGGTGACACTATGATCGCATTAAGTGGCGTCAGCGGCAACAACATCTATGTCGTGTTAGATACTAAGATCAGAGGTAGCGAACTAGAAGTATGGCGTGGTTTCTATGATGCCAATAATCAGTTGGGTAACACATACCTAAGATTTACCGGCATCATAACAAGTTATGCTATTCAAGAAGATCGTGAAGGCAATGATGACAACTATACTGTGACAGTATCAGCAAGCAGTTACAAGACTGTGTTGCAGAATCGTGTTGCAGGTAGAAAGACAAACGAAGAAAGTTGGAAATTCTTTAACAGCACAGACACAAGCATGGATCGTGTCTATGCGATAGCAGGCGTGCAGTTTGACTTTGGTAAAGATCCAAAAGGTCGCAGTGTCGTACCAGGTGGTGGTGGCGGCGGCAGACCCGGAGTCACTCCTGATAATGATCAAATGCAAGAGAATTAAACAAATGAATATCAGAAACGCAAACAAATTCGATCTACCACATATCTTGGATATGTTGCGTAATTTTCGTATGCAGACACCCATCGATATGATGCGTGATTGCGACAACGAAGATTATGTAAACAAACTATACCATCATATCATACTTGGTGGTGGTCTAGCATTGATCGCAGAAAATGAAAAACCATTTGGCATGATCATTGGTGTCAAAGATCATAACATATGGGATCCAGAACTAAAAGTATTGCGTGAGTTAGTTTATTGGGTAGAACCTGAATATCGTGGCACTACAGCAGGATATAGATTATTAAAAGAATACAACAAGCAAGCGCAACAATTAGTTGACGATGGCAAAGTAAAATTATATACCATGACTAAGATGGTCAATAGTCCCGATCTAGATTTCAGTAGATTTGGATATAAGAAGACCGAAGAAGTATGGGTAGCAGGAATATAAAATGGCAATATTTACAGCGATAGCAGCAGCAGTTGGTACAGCGATAGGTCTCGCCGGTACAGCATTGACAGTATTCACCGCTGTTGGTGCTACTGTATTGAGTATTGGCGTCAGCAGTCTATTGATCAAGAAACTAGGACCAAATGGTCCTGCAGGTGGCCCTGGTGGTGGTCGTGTGCAGATACCTCCTGCTACAGACAACAAGATTCCAGTAGTTTATGGTAGCGCATATGTAGGTGGACCAGTCATTGACGCAAAGATCAGTACTGACTTAAAGACTATGTGGTATGTTGTTGCGTTAGCAGAACATACTGACACTACAGCAGGCAGTGGTTACACATTCGATACAAGCAATATCTATTATGATGGTAAGAAGGTACAGTTTGGTACTAATGGTGTAGTCACTGGACTAATCAACAACACACCAGGCGGCACAGAGATCGATACCAAAGTTAATGGTAAGATTTTCATCTACTTGTTCACAAATGGATCAAGCAGTGGCGTAAACACAGGTGGTCAGACTGCTATACAGATATTGCAGAATGCTGCCATACCAGTTGGTCAAAGATGGACTAGCACTGATACAATGACCAATTGCGCATTTGCAATCGTCAAAGTAACATATGATGACAAAGCAGGTACAACAAGTCTTGGTGGCTTGATGTGCCGCATCAGTAATAGTTTGACTAAGCCAGGTAGCGTAATCAAAGATTACATGCTCAATACACGTTATGGTTGTGGCATACCATTAAGTCGCATTGATACTGTAAGTTTGGCTGATCTTGATGATTATAGTGATGAACTCATCAATTATGGCACAGGTACACAAGCAAGATATCGCATAGACGGTCCTGTGCAGACTGGTGAGAATTGCTTGAACAATTTGCAATACTTGACAGATAGTTGCGACAGTTGGTTACAATATAGCGAATTGACTGCAAAGTGGAAAGTAGTCATCAATCAAAGTTACACAGATTACACGACTATCAACAATCTATTCTTGGTAGACAGTAGCAATCTTGTTGGTGGTATCAATATTGCACCTATCAACTTGAATGAGACATACAACGAATTAGAAGTCGCATATCCAAACCAATATATCAAAGATCAGACTGACTATCAGATCGTAGAATTAGCAGACTATGAGCCAAATGTCATAAGTCCTAACGAAGCAATTAACAGACTGAACATCAATTATCCATATGTCAATAATAGTGTGCAAGCATTGTATCTTGGTGTTAGAAAGTTATTGCAGAGCCGCGAAGATTTGACAGTCACATTCAGACTTGACTATAGCGGTATACAGATCGATAGTGGCGATGTGATTCGCATCAAGCATGATGGATATGGTTGGGACGTATTGAATAGCGGAGAAGGCAAACTATTCCGTGTTGCCAGCGTAGCAGAAGAGAAATATCAAGATGGTAGTCTTGGCGTGTTCATCAGCGCATTCGAATATAATGACACTATCTATGATGATCGTGCGTTATTGAATTTCCAACCCGATCCTAATACTGGATTGACTGATCCAAACATCTTTAGCAACGTTGCACCTCCAATCGTCAACAAGTTTGCTGATGGTACTATCGCATACATGGAAGTGATAGGCACTGTACCGACAACAGGTCTAGTAAGATACCTTGACTATAATTATGGTTTTGATAGCAACGTAAGCAATCATTTCTATTACACAACTATCACGAATGGTAATGGCGAACCATTAACTGCAAATGCACAATTTTCTATCGAAGCCACAGACATTCCTGCAGGAAACATCTATTGGAGTTTGACTGCAAAGAATGATCAAGTTGGTCAGAACAGTACTGCGACTGGTCCCATATCATGGAGTGGTCCTACTGTCACACTAGCAAATACTGAAGCAGGCTGTAATGCAGTTAGCGTTGGTAATTTGATCACATGCGATGCGATACCTAATAACTTTGCAGGTGGTTTAGTCACAATCACTAGCGGTACAGGTACATTGCAAGCAAACACTAGAGTTGCTAATGTTATCAGCAATACGCAATTCACTGTGACATTAGTACCAACTGTTGCATTGAGCAATGCATGTATAAGCATCACTGGTGGTGGTATTGTTGGTAACAACATACAAGCAAACACCATAAGAGGTAACAAT